TTGGTACTTTAGTTATCCCTTGATGTATCTCAGCGTGGCAGTTATGACAAACTAAAATACATTTTCTTAATTCTTTAACCAGGCGAGGCCATATTTTTTTTGTCATTAATTTTGATGCAAATGAGGTTTCTTTTTCACCAGGATTGATATGGTGAAACGCTAAAACCGCAGGACTTTTATTATATCCACATACAGTGCAACAATTTCCGAAAGCATTTATAATATGTTCCTTTGTGCATCTAGCACCTAAGGCTTGTCTATCTGCTATGCTTAATTCTTTGTTAATTTTACTCATATCAATGTTACCAATAAACTATATGAGTATGTATAAATGTTAAAAACTGGCAAAGTAGGACTCGAACCTACGGTGGGATTTCTCCAACGCATTAACAGTGCGCCTCCTGCTACCAACTCGGATATTCGCCATTGATTTTCCTTTATTAAAAAGGTCAGTTACTGCAAGCAGCAACCGACCATCATTTATAACGAAAGGAGAACAAGTTTTTTATAATGGAGAGGCTTGTAATCTCATCCACTCAATTTTTTGAAAAGTAATATGAGTAACTTTTTGGAGGATAGGTACTGTGAGTACCTTAAGCTAATTGTGAAACAGCGTCTTCAAGGCTGAATCTGCTACCTACCAACTGAGCTAATTCAACTGCAGTTTTGGTGATGTCGTCTTTATCCATCTTCTCGGTTCTGAGAGATTTTGCACTTCTACTGATACCTTCAGCTCGTACTCTTCCATAACTTTTGCTATAAGTATCTGACAAAGCGCACTTGGCAACACCGAAGAATAGATTGTCTCCACTCTCTCTAACAGCGATTGTAACTCCACCATTACTGTGTGGGTTTTTTATAGGTGTAAACTGAAGTACAGGTTCGAGCTTATTAGCACCAACCGCTAGTTTTCCAAAAGGCCCTGCGTATCTAAAATGATAGTAAATTGTATGTTCGTTCATAATATTATTCCGTTTGATAGTATATAAATATTATATACTATTTTTCAGTTATAGTCAAGTATTTAGTTAATAATTTTTCTGTATTTTCATCTATGATATATTCTTCCATATCATAATGATGACTAACTGTTCTGTTCCATTTTAGTAATCCTATTATAAGGAGTGACATAAATGTATTCATGTTTACTTCAGTTTTAGATTTATGTAAAAAAGCTTTATGTTCTGCTACATACCATATTACTTTTTTAGCAGATTTTATATTTTCATACGCTCTCTGCTGGGTCTGCGATAATAAAATATTGTACTCTCTCATGTTGTTCCTTTAAAACGAGGACAGACGGACTCGAACCGACGATCTCTTGCGTGACAGGCAAGTGCTTTAGCCAACTAAGCTATGACCCCTATAGTACCGGATACTGGATTTGAACCAGTGACAGACAAACCGTATGAAGGTTCCGCTCTAACCAGGCTGAGCTAATCCGGCTCGTGACCCCAATTTTTATAGATGAGGGGTCTTATTCTTGTACATCTGTAAGGAAAGTAGAGGAATCGAACCCCCGTGGTTTCACCCACGCCACAGCGTTCAAAACTGCTTGACCACCATTGGTCAGTACCTTCCAGAATGGCGTGGTCAGACTCGAACTGACAACCTTCACCGTCAAAGGGTGGTGCACTTCCAGTTGTGCTACACGCCAATAAAAAAATAGCAGGAGGTGGATTTGAACCACCGTCTATAATGGTTATGAGCCATTTGAACGTCCAGACTGTTCGATCCTGCAAAGTTTTATTAATATAATAGCGGAGGGTAGGATTTGAACCTACGGACTCTGGCTTATGAGGCCAGCAAGCGACCGGACTGCTCTTCCTCGCATAATAGTCGTACGGAGAATTGAACTCCGGTTTTCAGCTTGAAAAGCTGCTGTCCTAACCACTGGACGATACGACCAATAATTAAAAATGTGGTAAAGGGTAACATGACTGATTTATTTTAAACCGCCACCAAATAGACATTATCCACTTAGTGGCGGTTCCTGGATTTGAACCAAGATATTAACATTAGAATTGTTTTTTTTATCCGAAGTAAGTCAAATTTGCAACACACATTTTTAAAAATGTTTAAAATAAAAAATATGGTAAAAATCATCATAACTGAATTTGAATTGCCTCTACCAATTGGGCTATTTCCCCACCGGATAGACAGAATCTACCAGGTGGGGAAACAAGGAATTGAACCTTGATTTCTTTCATGTTAATGAAAAACGAAGTAAGTCACAATTGCAACGCACATTTTTTATAATATTTTTTTCTTTGTTTTCTACCGTTTTTATTTCTGGATTTATATGTTAGTGTTAATGAATGACAATTAGGGCATAATAATCTTAAATTATCTTCATTATTATTATTATAATCACCGTCAATATGATCTATATCTAATGGTATTTTTCCATCAGAAGGGTGTTTTTCATCCCATCCACATTGACAGCATTTACTATCATATTTTTCAAATATGTATCTTCTTATATGGGCAGATAGATTATATTCACCTCTAAGCCCGTTATGATTTCCACATTTCCATTGTAATAAAAACTGTTGGTGATAATAATCATTTTTACAATCAATATCACAAAACTTTTTTTGGGTTGTCAATTTTGTATTGCAGTGTAGACAGAATTCCAATATATTTTCATACCCATGCCTTCTAACGCCCTTATTATTAAATGACGCTGAACAACTATGAGAGCAAAATTTATTGGATCTCTTTTCGAATGGTAGTTTACAACTACACTGTTTACATAAATTGGGAGTCTCCAAATAATTTAATTTAAATAATCTTGTTTTTTCTTTGCAAGTTACTTTAGTTTTTATTTGAGCGGCTTTCCACCCATCAGTTTTAGTGCAATCTGTTTTCATAAATATCTCTTATTTATGAGTATTTATAAAAGCAACAGATTGCTATCGAACTGATATTAAGCTACCGACAGGCATCGAACCCGTGACATCCATAATACAAATATGGCGCTCTGCCAACTGAGCTACGGTAGCGTATTTTTTCCAACCTTGTCAAATAGCAATAATCGTTCTAGACGAATATTCATTTTTTTGATTTTGTGGAGATGCTTGTGTGCAACTCCGGTGATCACCGAGTCGCACAATGGGGACTGGTAGATCTAAGTAGGTATAACTTCTGTGATTAGATTATTGGCATAGTACGAGCCGTGATCAAATTGATCGTTGGTCATGTATTTAATAAAATTTACCTGTGCCAAAATGTGTCCTAATCTTTTAGTATGTTGTACCTTCTAAACTAATAACTAAAGTATACCATAATAAAGTACGCTTGTCAATAGAAAAGTTAATAAAAGTGAAAATAAAGTTAATAAAATTAATAAACTCGTTTTCTCTTATAGTATATATATAATAATGAAAAAAAAGGGAGTTACTGCTCCCTAGTTAATAAATTATCTCCCTATTTGATTTCAATTGTACGTTTCCTGATGACATGTTCTTCTTTGAAGGGAAGATCTATTATCAGTATTCCTAAGTCCATAGAGCAGGTGATTTTGGGTGAATCAATAGTAGGTGTGATACCTATAGATTTAACGGTCTCCTTTTTATCTGAAACGGTAACTGTAATCTGATCCTTTTCTAATTGGACTTTTACTTGATCTTTTGTGATGCCAGGTAATTGTAGATGTACGTGATACCCAGCTTCGTCTTTAGTGACCTCCGTTGGTATGGTAAATTCAGGGGATGGATTGAATCGTTCAAATGTTTGGTTAAAGGTATGGTTAAATAGTTCATCCATTAAAGTATGGTAATATGACATGTAATTTGTGTTCCTTTAGGTTGTGATTTCTAAAAGTATTTATTAAAAGGGTGCCAAATTACAGGCCCCAAATCGAGTCATTATAAAACGAAATGGTGTATTAAATTGAAAAAACGTTGTCCTATTTTGAAAAAAATGATTATTTAGTAAAATTCGTCTTCATCGTCATCGTCATCATCGACTATTCCTAGTTCCTGTTTGACTGCTTTGATAACATTGGCGGTGTCATTTTCAGACCCGTCATATTGAAAGTCTGTATCATCTTTATTAGTATAGTGGAATAATATCTTATCACACCAGTCACAGTGTAAGTTTTCTTCGGGGATGTCTTCTGGCTCATGGAATCCATAAAAGTTGCCACAGTAGCAGCTAACGTGGAAAAAATAGTCTAGTACATCGGGGTTGTGGTCTGGATGGTTCTCTCGAACAAGAAGACTTTCTTGCTCATCTAATATCGAGGTTTTAACGTGGTCTTTAAACTCACTCCTCGACATGTTGCCAATTCTTCTACCATCCGGTAATATGTCGTTGAATCGTTCTGATCCAAGGGATGGGTTGAGTTCTTCGTATATTTGCAAAGCAATCATTGCTGATTCCATACCTGTAAGAAAACCTAATAGATAATCTTTGTTTTTAATTACTACGGGAACCCAGTAAAACTTCCCGTTCTCATCTGTTGGTGGTATGTAGATTGCTTTGTTCATATTAAATTCTTGTTTTGTATAGCGCCTTTATTGTTTTAATTTGATCTTTAGTAAGTATTTCCATATGCGACAGGGCTTCTCTATTGCTACAACTGTAATACTCCGATACAAATTTGACATTATCTGCATTAACGTTCTTCTTACCTTTAACATAATCAATTTTATAGTACTGCTTTTTTAACGCTGAATGTAGATACCTATAGTGCATTTCTTTTGGCATACTTGCACATGTCATCTTGTTTATCTTCATTAACTGAGGATATGTTCGAAAGTTCATTGATAAAATCTTATTGATTACAACGGGTTCATAGTCCTTTAGATAGTCTTCTGATACATCAGGGTATTTCTTTTTGTTAACCGTTAAATCTTTAATATATTCAAATGGTGACTTTTTCTTCTTATTCATGTTATTCCTTAATATTTAACCCATCGGTCATCGATTAGTCTACTTTCAAGCTCTAAGTGTGGTACGTCTATAAATGTATGATCTTTGCTATAAAAATCACCATCCCAATCAGCACCAGTCCTAATAATAATACCTTTTGCGTATGCTATGCCTTTAATAAAGAAGACTACTTTAAGAAATCTATCCATATTATTCCAATCTATTCCAATACCGGAAACCCAGGGAGCTATGTCCACTGCCAATGATGGGTAGGTATTGTGTTTTGAATAGGGATACTTTAGTTTGGACTTTCCCAGATCGAAGTACTTATTCTGTTCTTCTTCACCACGAGCACCTTGAATGACACTAAAATCAACGTACTGTATGGCAGTGTCAAGAATGTCTTGCCAATCTGCGTGTAGAGTTTCTTTTTCTTTGTTTGATCTTCTTCCGAATCGAGGCATAATTACATCCTAAAAGTACTCTTAATATTATTTATAATTATGCCGAAACTCCTGGTGATTTTGTGTCGGTTTTCGGTTCTGGAAAGTAACTGTTTAAATTACGCAAAGTTCTATGTCTGTTTAAGTTTTCTGATGTTAAAGGGAATTCCAACCCCATCCCAGTATACTCTTTTAAGAGCTTCTGACCACTGTTAAACCAATCTTCTGACAGAGGCCCCTCTGACTCATGTTGTATAAAAATGTCAACCACAGCTACCTTAAACTCAGTTCTAAGCAAGGTATCGATACAGTAGGAGTTCTCGTAATGATGATAACCATCCATATTAGTTCTAAACTGAAGTGACTTAGCTAATGATCCTCTAATAGCCATGAAACAACCATCCACGACCACCATATTATCAAAAAAACCGATTCTGTCTGACATATGGTAAGTGCTGCCGTCCAGACCTTGTTGAATATGTCCCCTAGCGTATTTTTCTCTATCATTTAACCACCATCCAAATTGTTCATTAAATTGTGTTGCGCCATATACGCCAATTATACCTACTTCAGTTTTATACTCGAAGGTTAGACGTAATTTGTCTTCCAGGCTTTGGTCTAATATAGTTATGTCCGAGTGAGCAAATACAATTATATCATCATCGGTAAGTTTTCTTTTTCTTATGAGTTTCTGGATACCGTTGTTATACTTCTCATATATGGATTCACCTTCTGAATTGTCCATGCAATATG